ATGCTTGTGCTTAATGGTGTTCTTTCAAAATATTTGAAACCATTTGGAGCATCTGTTTTGATGAAGAACGCATCTGTATCTGTTAAGAAATGGTTGATAACGTAACCTTCTGGTAACATTCCCATGTTCTTAACTGCGTTTACATCATTGTCAGCAGTTCCTGATCTTAAAGTTGACTCTAATAAACGATCAGCTACAAACTGTAGTGCTGGCGGAATGATTAACTTCATACCACGAAGAGCTACAATCATGTTTCTCTCATCAACAAAATTAGAAATGTCAATTAATGCACTTTCTAATGATGTTTCGTTTAAGTCAGCGGCTGCTGATGGCTCATTTGAAAATGTACCACCACCACCTAGAGGATGGTCTGTAGCACAAAGCTCTTTTCCATCACCACCAGTAAAGCTAGAACTAAACGCATTGTTTAGAACTGAAGCAGCTTTTACTTGCTTAGTGTGTGCCATTGATCTTGCTAGTGCCTTTGTGTATCTAGCACCAAGACGATCATAGAGATTATCTTCCAT